TGGTGTAACGTAATAGTAGTGGTCTTTGACAAAGTCATAATGCCACCCAGGAACTTGATTAAAGTCTTTGTCGATACTACAGATAGCACAATCATCACCTAATTCTGTAGCGCGAATAGAGATAGCATCATCTGCTTCTTGATCAACAGAGATGAGAGCATTGTAGTTATTTACTAAGTAGTCTCTAATCGAAGGGAGGAAGATGGGCTTTGCTTTGTCAGAGCGATTGCCCTTGTAAGGAGCAGTGGTGGCGATATCGTTTCTGAAATTTGTTCTACCTGTCAGGTAAAATTCTGCTTCTGTAAAAGTGGTTTTCTTTTTGGCTTTTCTCATTATGTCTTGAACATAACTCTTAACCATTTTGTTAACCATTTCCTCACTAGCGTAAGGGTCTTTTTCAGAAGCATAGCCTAATCGGTATCCTAATATGTCTGCATCTATTAAGAGCATAGGGAACCTATTTTTGGGGGAGGGACTTCCATGTCCCTAGATGAAAATCAAATTGCTTGCTTGTCAGACACGAAAGGCTCTGCGGGAACGGAGGGCTTATCTGGATCGTATTCAACAATTTCTTTGATCCTGACAGTACTGCCAAGAACAGTTAAGCCAAGCCCGTGCTGATGCGTGTAACTAGCTACGCTTATTTCAGCCTTAGACCCGTTACCTATTTTTGTAGACTCTTCTAACGGTTCTATGCCTTCTGCGTAATCCAAAATAAAAGGGAATTTAGATTTTAGTGTAACGTAGTCACCCTTAAAGGCTTGCTCAGGTTTGTTCCGTATTTCTATGCCTCTCTCTTTAAGCATATCAATAGCTGCCTCAGACAGGTTGCCTAACTCAAAAGTGTATTTACCGTTATCGTCTGGGGCATCAAACTTCGCCCAGAAAATATCGCCAGACAAGTCATAAGGAAAGTAGTTGTATTTAGCCATGATGTAGCTCCTCTTTAAAATTTAAATATAGCAATCTAACTATAAAGCATAAAAGTCAGTAATGTCAATGGGTTTCTGCCCAATTCTTACCTATCTTATACTCCCCGTCTAAAGGACAATTCAAGGAAAAGAACCTACCTGCTTCCCTGATTGCCTTAACTGCTTCTCTGCCTATCTTGTCTCCTTCGGATTCAGGACACTCGATCTGCCATTCGTCATGCACGTTAGCAACAAACCAATGGGGTATTGATTGTTCTACTAAACGGTCATTCAGGATAACAAGTGCTTGCTTCATAATGATAGCACCTGCTGCTTGTAACTTAGTATTCAAGGCAGAATGGAAAGACCTGACTACTAACTTTCTCCCGTCCAGCCCTCTTATCCAGCCTTTTTCAGCCTCTTTAATTGTGTCTTCTCTCAGCTTCTTCAAGGACGGCATATTATCAAGGAATGTTTTTATGAGTCTACCACCCTCTCTATAGTCCCCTCCCACAATCTCCCCAATTTTACCTGCACCAGCCCCGTACAAGAAAGCGTAGATAAAGGTTTTAGCTTGATCCCTGGTTTTCAGTCCAGCAGCCTTTTGATTGGCTGTATGGATATCGCCAGAGAGTATTTCGTTGGTGTATTCTTCGTTGTTCATGAAGTGCGCCAACATCCTCAATTCTAGACCACTAGCATCAGCACCTACTAAAACATTGCCTTTATCGACAATCCAGCAACTTCTACATTCCTCCCCATATTCGGTTTTAACTGAAGGAACTTGCGCCATGTTGGGACTGAGATGGGTCATCCTACCAGTAACTGCTCCGTTGGTAATAACTCGCCCATGTATCCTGCCGTCAGACTCACAGTGCTTGAGCCAGTTCTCTACTTGAGCGAATCGTTTCTTCAGCAAAAGATACTGGCATATCCTGTCTGCTTCAGGCATATTTAAAGCTTTCAGGACTTTCTCGTTAACTATGAAATTTCCTTTTTCTGTTTTAGCATTAAAGACAGCACCTAAAGTAAGCAACCTCTTATATATCTGTTGACGCGACTCTATGTTAAAAACTTCAATATGATCTTTTAAACGCTTTCCTGTTTTCTCACTTACTCTTTCTATCGTCAAAGGCGGGAAGACTTCTTGCAGTTCTTCTTCAATCTTTTTAGCTTCTTCTTCAAATTTATGCCACAAAGCAGTGGCTTTAGCAATATCTAACTTGAAGCCGTTTTGCTCCTGCTGACAGATGATAGAAGCTACTTTATGCTCTAGCACAGAGTTATTGACAGCGAAATCACAAGAAAGCATAGTCAAGGCTTCATCCAGACGGATCAGAACATCAACATCCTTCTTGCAGTAAGTAAGCATTTCCTCGCTAAACCCACCATCAAAGTCTTCAAAATCGTCTTTAGGAAAATTAAGCTGTTTCCCCCAAGAAGCCAGCTTGTGCGACTTTCTCTGTGTGTCGTACAAACGGCTAAGAACCAGGGTGTCTTTCATCTTAAATAGCGGTATGTAAATGCCCCATACATCTAGCAAAACTCTGGCATCAAACCCTATTATATTATGTCCAACAATAATATCGGCTGCATCTAATCGTTCCTGCAAGCCGTCACTACTCATGTAAACAGAGAATTCATCGTTCTCTTTTAAGACGCAGCACCATATAGTGTCGTGCGCTAAGTTTGTTTCTATATCGAGATACAGCATCGTCCTTCCTCATTTTAATCATCGTAATCAGTATAATCTTTCAAGTCGGGTCTATCAATTACTTCTACTTCTTCTTCAATGTATGAAAAACATTTATCACACAAATCCAGGTAGTCCAAAGTTGTGGCCGACTTCCTTGTCGATTCATAATCCGTTAATACAGCATCACAAGCTCTACATCGCATAATCAGTACCAGTTTGTTTCATTCTCCCAGTTATTGAATCGTAGTGTATGCTTGCGCAGGAACCAGTTAGTCCAGAAAAACGATTCTTCAGTATCCTCACATTAGTCGTGTTTCTTTCCTCCTCGTTTTCAGCCTGTCCATTTCGTTCCAACCCAATACATAGATCGCTCAAATGAGCTATAGCCCCAGACCCTCGCAATTGACTTAGACTGACCAAGCCACCATCCTCGTGGCCTTTGATGTTTGGACGCTTTAGATGGCTTATGCAGAACAGACAGATACCCACCTCCTGTACCAATGTTCTTAATTTGGTCATTAATTCATCCAGTGCCTGTCTTTCGTCATTGTTAGACTGAGCAGATACTACCATTGTAACGTGATCTAAAAAGATATATTTACACTCGGCAGCCCCAGTAGCCAAACAGCGTATGGCACTAATGATTGTGTCAATCTCTGTACTCCCAAAATGCTCAAACAGCAGGAAGCGTCCTGTGCCTAATGTAGCGTCAAAAGCCTCCCGTCTTTCTTCTGTAGTAGACTTAACAACAGGCAGGTGCAAAGGCTTACTAAGCTCTAAAGACATTAAAGATTCCGCTGTCTTGGCTGCCGACTCTTCTAGCATAAGCAAGCCTATGTTTTCGTCTGTTTCCTTGAACAGGTGATAAATGATCTCCCTCATGAATTGAGTCTTTCCTAAACCTGATCCAGCGCATATGGTAACCAGCTCCTTCATCCTGATGCCGTAGGTTATCTTATTCATGTCAGTAAAGGGATAAAGGACAAGGGACTGAGAAGGCGGTTCTTTTACCTGTTCCCATAATTCAGAGCCATTAATTATTTCTTCAGGATAATAGTTTTGCGCCTGAAACCACAACTTAACAAACTCTTTAGTCTTACCTGCTTTTAAGTAATCACAAGCATCCTTCATACCTGGTTCGTGCTTAAAAATATAAGCTTTGTTGCCGAACAATTCAGCCACTTCTTTTGAAGCTTTTTGCCCATGCTCATCCGAATCGAAACAGATATAGATGCGCTCAAACTTCATTAGCCACTCTATCTGCTTTTGACAGTCTTTTTTAGCTGATTGCGCCCCGTTGCGTAAAGACACAACAGGATACTCGCTACCTGTCATTTGATAGGCAGCCATAGCGTCAAACTCCCCTTCACAGATTGTAATGTATTTAGCAGTGCCTGTGGTAAAAGCATTTTGACCAAAAAGCGTAGTATCGTCCCACTTACCGACAATCTGAAACTTTTTACCTGGGTAACGGACTTTTGCTGCAACAGGTATTCTGTTAT